TCTTTGTCCGCACCATTCACAATTTATCATAGCCAGTCCCCCCATATCTCAAGCCAAACATCAAGCGTACCAACACCCGATCCTACGCACTGGAAGTAAATATCACCATTTGTGTCACAGGGAACAATCCCGGAAATTGAGCGTGTTATATCATTCGTGCCATAAGACAGGTTTAGGAATAAAGTATGCGAGGCATCAGTGTCGTTTGGAGCCAGTGCGAATTGAGCACCACCTGAGGCGGAGCCACTGTCACGAGCCATGACCCTGACCAGCACCGCACTTATGCCAGCCGGCACGCCAAACACAGCGCTCAGATCAATGAGAGTCTTTGCGGTTGTTGATCTTGCGTCACCGACCCAGTCTGTTGAGTTGAGTGGCGTTGTCAGGAATACAGGCATGTGCAGATCCTCAGGCGTTAGGTACTTGTTTTTGTTTGCGTCAAGCGCCTCGGATATATCCACAACCGGAATCATGTCACCCGCTGCTGGAGCGGTTAATCGAGTCATTGCACTTATTTTCTTATCTGTCATGATCTATACTCCTATAAAACTCCATAATCACTGAGAAACGCACTGCCGCCGGGAATAACATAATTTACGGCAATATAAGCAGCGTTCGCTCCCTTGCTAAAAACTATCTGTCCTGTTTCGCTGTCTTCAAGTTTCAGCAATATCCCTTTATTATTATCTCTCAATAGCCCAAACTCTTGTATATCAAGCGGTACAGTAAGCCATTCACCGCCCGAAGATGTCAGCTCTTTTTCTGCCAGTTGTGCGGCAGCCTTATCAGTACCATCACCGGAGCAGCCAGCGGATGTCCAGGGCACTCCAGTATTAGACAAGATCCAAGTGGCAGCAGAAGCGCTTATGGTAACCAGGACTCGATACGCTTGGAGCGTTTGAGCTGTAAATGCAGTGCTTGCATCTGCATATGCCATTAAGTTCGCATTGATCACAATGGCATTCAGTGGAAGGGTAGAGAAATTGAATATATACAACCCCTTTTCAAGACGCCACCCATTATTGCCAGAAATGTTTACTCCAATTTGCGACTCATAGTTCGTCGTTGAGTGGTAATAGTCAATATAAGTAGAGGCGCTGACTGGTAAATTAACCGTTGTCATTACGAGACTCCATACCTTATCAAAACACCATGAAGTCGGGCATCGATCTCCAGTGTGTCATTGGTAGTATCAGAACAATGCCTGGAAAACTTGAATTGCACCATGTCACCAGCTGAAGGCGCTCCACCTATCGTTATGTCTCCAGTTTGGGGTGAGATATATAAGGTATTCGCAGCACCGCCTACATCATTGGCATAAGCAGCCGTGCCCTGCGCCACGTCAAGACCAAAGGCATCACCGATTGCCACTGCTTGCATACCCCATGCCACTTTATGATTGCTCGGCGCTCCACCGTATGACCAGTAGAATTGAGCAGTGATAGTTCCACCATCATAATCATCGGGCATCGCTACATTGGCATAGGCATATTCATCCGTAGATCCGCCGTCAAAAGGCACATAATCGTAGACGTTCTTGTTGGTTGTCATTTCTACCTGGGCAGGCGCACCCGCGCCTGCGGTCAAGGTTGGTCGCAGATTTCCAACCCACAGTAGTTTTGTGTAAGGTTGCCGGCTGTAGAGGTGTGCAACATTATCTCTCAATTGCTCATTCATTTGAGCAGCGGTGACCGTTTCTCCTGCCGTCCATGTTCTTGGTGTCGTATAAGCCATAGTTCGCTCCTAAAATCCTAAGTTGGTCGTAGTATCAAGCTGGGATAAAGTCAAAGAATCAAGCTCCCAATATGAGAAGGTGTCATAATAAGACGGCTTGATCCCATAAACAAACTCTACTGCCCCACCAGGTATGATTGTAAAGCTGATGTTATGTATAAAAAACGTATCGTTAATCCCGGTCGGGGTGGATTCGAGATGTATTTTATCTCCAACCTGTAAATGGACAAAAGCCCCAAGCAGGAACAAAGAACGATTAGCAAAAAACCGGACTGATTCCGCTACTGTGATTTTTCGATTGTACTGGTCAATCAAGACGGATCCAAAATCATCGGCTTCTAATGGATCATCCTGGTATGGCATGTTAAGCATTAACTTCCGGGTGCCGTCTGCTGTGATACCGGCTTCATACTTGAAGTTCTTTTCAATGGGGTTATAGGTATAAACACCCTTGCCCCTGGCTTGCAGTTTATTAATATACCCGGTGGATGCGTTCCCGTTGACCAGCTCGTACTCGACCCCGTTGGCACCATAGGTCGCAGTGACGGTCAGGTCGGCGGATATGTTAGACCCGGTCCCGCCTGCTCCGGTGAACATTGTATAGTCGGTTGTCACTGCTGGAGTAACCATATCAATACCAGCAACGCTTACCGCCTCGTTTGCTGGGTCCCGGAAACGTCCAGTTATGGTCACTGTCTCTCCAGCGCCAATCCGTAATTCTTTATTCAAGGTAAATAATACCGTTGTGGCAGCAGCGTCTACCTTTCTGGGATATGACCGCACTTGAATATTGTTGTAATAATCCCTGGCATGGGATATCGCGACGTGGCTGGCAGAATTCTCAAAACATGCCTCAGAATTTGTACTATTTTCAAGGACGAGGCTGTTGGATGTGGAATAATAAAGGGTAACGGTGGGAATGGGATTCAATCCGTACATTCCTAAAGTCCATGTTGTTACAAGGTCTGGGGTTGCAACGTCATCTGTCGATTGGTATATTTGTAAAGTGCTAACCACAATATCCCACCGTGAACGACCAGATGACCAAGCAATATAGGCGGCATCTTTGGCATAATACGCCTTCCCATCCGACAAGCCACTATAAACATAAGTTCCATTCACAGCGGCATAACCAGCACCAGTGACCAATACATCTGTTCCACCTACGCTATTCTCCAGCAGTATCTTTCCGCCGGACTCCAGAAGGATATTCTCAAGCGTCCCACTGAATACCGGTACCGTGCCAATTGCCGTGCTGGAGCGTGAACCCCTTCCCTCGACCGTCAATACCTCGTCATAATCTATACTTTGCTTGATGTAGATATAACCAAGTTCTGAGATAGCCAGTTTGCTCATCTCGTCCAATGCTTTGGTCTGCGCCCTGGTTGTATCAAATACGGAAGCGAAGGTCGAACTCCCGACGTTATACTCCGCGCTTAAAGGGGCATAAGGCATGTTAGCCATAATAAGCGGTACAATCTCGTCTATCCTCTTGTTGGTAGTGTATGCTGGTAATTCCAAATCATGAGCAGCAGTCTGTTCGATAAAGTCGTTTACCGACACAGATACCCGATTTGAATACATACCTGCTTCAATGTTGATCCCGGTAGAAGGAATCCTGCCATAAAAGCGTGTGTAGGTTCTCCCGCCGTAATCAATGACCAAACGAACCTTGCATCCTGTCTGGAAAGTTGCCCTGCAATTAGGGTGACCTGGCGTGTAATAGTTTGCCAATCCACCGCTGCACCCTGCATCATTTCGCAGGATAAATTGCATCTGCCCGGTAAAAGCAACTCTATCAAGAGGCGTTACACCTCCAATGCCCATATTACCGGTTATTGCATCCATAACGTCAGAGGTGACATCAGTCCAAACCCCATCAGTTAGTTGAATTTCGATTCTATAACCTGAGTAATAATATGACATTACCTGCCGCCTGAAATAAGAATGGCGTCCCTGACTGCTATGGCAATATCCCTTGCAGATGGTATCCTGGAAAGCGCAGCCAAAAGAAACGCCGAGTTTTCACCATCACCACCACCACCGATCGCGTTCATCGCGTCCGCATGACTCAGGATCCGGCCATCTTCAGCCGGGATGAATGGCTCAAATCCATATTCACCCCAGATGATCGACTGGCCAGCTTTGACAATACCACCGCCGGCCTGAGGCCCGGAATAGTTCTCATAAGACAGGTCGGCGCCAACCCCTACGCTGGTTTGTGCGGTTTTATAGATCATTACTTTGATGTTGTAATTACGTTCCAGTTTGAGAAGGTCTGCTTCCAGCTCGCTGATCCTGGTTTGTGCGGCTGTGATACTTGTATCCAGTGGCATGAAGTAATCCTCAAAGGCTTTGGCGTCCTCAATAAAAGTAGTTGGATCTGTGAGCAGTTTTTCAACCAATTCAGGGATCTCCTGCTCCATCTTGAATTCATAGGCATATTGAGTTCCGGCGTATTGATCCAGGATTCCCAGTTTCGTTTCATACTCGGATAACGTGATCAGTCCATCTTCAAGTGCCTGGTCAAGTCCGCCTTTGATACTTGAACCAACCCCATTCCGCCATTGGTCTTCAGCTGATGCCAGCTCGCCATAAGCCCCAGCCAGGTCTTCACGTAATACCCTTGCCTGTTCCTGATAATCAGCAGTCAGGTCGCCCACCGTCTTTTTCAGTTCAGCAACCCGCCCATCATAAGTTGCGATGATTGTTTCCTGTGTTTGTAGGTTTAAGGCAAATTGAGCGGCTTCTTTTGAAGCATCATACATTGATTCGCTCATGAACAAATAACCGCTCGCCATCACAGATGTCCATTGGTCAATTTCCTCAGCGGAGCCAACAGCAGAAACTGAGCTTAATGCTATTGAGCTGGCAATACTATCAAATAGTCCAATTGTTTCCTTGACGCCCTCTGATTGTTTACCAAACAATATATTCATTTTCTCGGTATAGTCTTCATAGGAGTCAGAAGCAGCCAATACGGCGTCCCTTTGATCTTGAAATTCTTGTGCGCCCCCTACATTTCCGCTTAACGTTTCTACTGCATCGTTATAGGACTTCATCAAGTCGGTGATCGCAGGAATCAACTCTCTACCAATAGTAGTGGCCATCCCAGCCATTGCATCGTCAGCCCGGTCCATCTCAATTTCCAGCCGCCGTGCAGCCTTGACCGCCTTGCCATCCAGCACTAATCCTGTGGCTTCAGCTTCATCCCCCAGTGCCTTGATACCTGCGCTACCCAACTCCATCATGGGAGCTAGGTTAGCACCTGAGCGGCCAAAGTTTTCCAGCAGGAACTTGGTTTTGGATATAGGGTCTTGAATGGAAACGTACTCATCCGCCAACCGCCCCATGCCTGCGATGGTCGGTTCAAGCCCGTTCCTGATGGCAATGTTCATGCCGGTCATCAGGTCTTCATAGCTGACCTTGACATCATCAGCGGCTTGAATTAACTTGCTGGATTCTTCAGCACTGGCACCAATCGTTCTGCTGAGCGTTCTTACTTCCTCTGCATAATCAAGCGTGGATGTAATGACAGCATCATACCCCTTTTTTAATGTCTGGAATACCTGACTGACCAGCTGAATACCCTGGTTCAAACCAGTGAAGGCGGTCATTAGCTTGTCGAAGGAATCACCTGTAGACTTGTTGGTCTTCTCCAGGTCTTTTGTTTCCTTCTCTAGACTATCGGTCGCCTTCTCCGCCTTCTTGGCGTTCTTCTCGTAATCCGAGATATCCAGTTTTAGTCGTGCAACAAGATCGTCAAGATCGCTCATTCTTTTTTCCTCAGATCCTGCCCGCCCATGGCTACGGTCATCATTTCAGCAAATTGGATCATGTCGTCTACCGTCTGTTCCTTTTTGACCTCGCCAAACTTGGGCATGAAGTCCTTGTAACCCAGCGCTTTCTTGCGCTTGCCTCTGTTCATGTTATAGACCCAGGATGCAGTGATCGCATGTCCCATCAGGTCTATTTCTGTTCCCCACGGTTCGAGCATGTAAAATGCCATCCAATCCGTGAGCTCCGTACTGCTCATGCGCCCGGAAAGTTCCGCTACTGTCATGCCCAACTTCAGGGCTAATCGGTGGAGGAACTGCTTTCCCGGACGCTCCTTGAGTTTTTTAATGCGTCTTCCAGGTCACCTTCACGCATCTTTGACATTTCCTGCGCCTTCTCAAATATGCGCGTCAGGGCATTGGCATTCTTCTGGCTCAATGCTTCCACCTCGTTCTCTGTGAATAACCGGTTGCCCTGTTCATCGCAAATCACGAAAGCGCACATCTTGGTGCGCAACCCAACCAGGTCAGCCTTGCGTTTATTGCCTTCCCGCACGAAGATTGCTTCCTCAAATTTGTCGCGCTCTTCAGCAGTCATGGTCTTGATATAAACGCTGCCATCCCATTCAGGGATGTACAGCTCCTCAATCTTGATATCCCGGATCCCGAGTATCTGTTCCTTACTCAAAGCCATTTAGATCTCCTATCTGGACGGTATCTCGCCGCCCTTGGCCTGTATCAAATGATTATGCTAACGTTACTGAGCCTGTTATTTTCAAGGTCACAGAAGCGGTCAGGGCACCGTTCACTGGCATTCCAGGGTTGAATCCGGTCACTAATGCAGAGAATTGCCACGTAGCTGGTGTCGCGTCTGAGAAAAACAGGTTGTAGGTTGTCGGAGTCCTACTTACCATGTCATACAAAAGCCCCCCTGACGCATACTTGTGGGTCGCGTTGTCAGGATCGTACACGATATCCAGGGTGACCTCACCAGAGCGCAGGATCGTACCAACCACCTCTTCCCATCCACCAGTTGAATCATGGGATGTTACATCCTCAGTGTCCAGGCTCAAACCGGGTCCAGAGATATTGGTCACATTGGCGATCACGGTTGTGTTTCGCTTCAGCGAACATCCAAAAGCAGAATATTTTGCCATAAATTACCTCACTTGTTCTTGTAGCCTATTCCGCTACAGGTTATGTATATGTCCCATCAAGCGTAGGAATGCCTGAGAGTTTCAATGACAGAGCCGCGGTCAATGCACCACCGACTGGCGCGCCCTGCTCAAATCCCGTCACATAAGCAGCAAAGCTCCACTGAACCTTACCTGTGGTCGGGAATCTGATCTGGAAGTTGCGCTTGGTCTTATCCTGGTAGTCATTTAGAATACCAGTTGTGGCATTGTGTGTCGCAGCATCAGGGTCATAAACCAGGTCA